GACATTGTTTGAACCATAGAGAAAACAGCTTCTCCATCCCAATGTTTCATTGAGCCGTTCACAACGCTAGTCGTAATGTAGGGATTTACTTTATTAAACTTAACGCTGTTTTGTTCAACCAGTTCATCTCTATGTTGAAGAACTAAAACACGTTTTCCTTTTTTATGTCTCTTGCCAATTAAGGCAGACATCATGATAGTCTTTCCAGCCCCTGTAGGAGCAACAACAATTGTGTTGTTATGTTTATCGAGGGCTGTAGACGCATCTGACACAGCGACCTCTTGATAGGGTCTTAATAACATTTGATTTCCTTACGCTACTGGAAGTTGGGGGGTTAGCGGCTCACGGCCCCCCGATCCGTGTTTCTAGCAGACAACCAAGAGTCCTGCCGCTAGATTATTTATTTGCCCAACTAGGAATAGGACCACCTGATCCTGGTTGTGCTTGTGCCTGTGGCTGGTGCGTAGGTTGTTGCACCTGCGGTGAAGCGTAATTACCCGAAGGAATGAACTCTTTTTGGTTTGGTGTCAACGCTACCATGAGCTTGTTTTGATCATCATAACCATTTGTACCCTTCTTGATACCAACTTTAGCACAGATTTCCATACCAGTCAAAGCGTCCACGCCAGAGATCTGACGACGAGACTGTGCTTCTGGAGACATATCCGCTGGGTCTAAGTTATTTGCGCTTTCAATAATTGATCGCAAAGTGCGTAAACCAATCTCTTTTGCTAATGGAATACCACTTTCACCCATCTTGTCACCATCAACAAAAATTCTGTCCCAGAACTTACGACGGTCAAACTGACCACCAATAATTGTAAACTCTAGTTCCATCCATTTTGCAGATGAAGTCTGTGATGCTTTAAACCACTGACCATTACCAAACTCTGGGATTGATGTTTCGCCCATCTTTACCAAGATCGTCGCCCTTGCTACTGTGCCAATCGGAATTAGAGTTCTTTCCATTTGACCTGTTTCTGGCTGTACTTCATTTAAGTTAATCATTTTTATTTACCTCTTCTTTAGGAGCTTGTGTTTTAGGATCGACAAAATTCAACGGTCTTTCAGACTGAGGTTTGCCGCTCCCCATTTTAGCGATCAGTTTACCTAAGTGTGGCTCTTCGAGCGCGTCAAGACGACCAGATCTATCCTTTGCTGGATACCCCCAATCATTTAAAGCATGACACACAAAAGCCCTGTAGGGTCCGTTCTCGCCAGTTAAAATAGACATTGTAATCATCTCATCTACAATGCCTGGTAGTTCACGCCCTGTCTTAGAGCCTTCGATTTGTAGAGAATATTGCTTTCGATTATAATCATCTGTTGTTTCATCTAAGATACCAACAAAGATTACATTCTTTTCTCTAATGTGTTGAAGATGTGTTAGCCAAGCCATCATCTCACGACCATGCAGACCATAAGCAGATCTGGTATCTAACTTACCTGTTCGATCTGATCTACTTTCTGGTTGTTGTTGACACCATTGAAAACATAAACGTCCGGCAACTGTGATTGAGTCAATAAACAAAGTATCGTACTTGTTCATCATTTCTTCACGCTCACCATAAATAGACGAAACATAGTCAAAGTGTGATTTACCATAAGGCTGATCTTCTGCCAGTGACGGATTAGGACCACCCAAGAAGCACGCAAAATCTCTGCATTCCCCCCAGGTTCTTGGCCTAATCACATCAACAGGCCACCCCTCAATGGCTGCATCTCCAGCTTCAAGGTCAAAGAACAATGTACTATCATAGTCTAAAGTTCTAGCAAGAGTTGTTTTACCAACTCCGCTAGGACCACATACCACAATCTTATGACCTCGTTTTTCTGCCATACGTTGATCGGCAGTTATAATATTTAAACCCATTCTAGTCCTCCAATTCTACTTTGAAAGAACCAATCTCGGTGGTTCTACAAGTTTGCAATAGATCACGAACATCTGGAGTAGCCGCATTATATTTGGTTTCCTCCACATGATAAGTAATTTTTGCGTAATGATTTGCATTCACTGGGGACATACTCGTGAAGACTTCTTTCAAAGCCTCCTGGTCCCAAGTAACTTTCTTAGTGACTTTTACTTTGAACTTCATGTTATCAACTAAAACGCTAGTTGTACCAAAGTCCTTTCCAAGTTCACTCAGTTTTTGACGTGCAATTGGTAAGTAAGATTCTGAAAGCTTTTCATCAATCTCTTTTACCTGAACCTTCAACAAACGGATTTGTTGAGACAGTTCGTCACGACGAGTAAACAATTCAATATTTGACATAATCAACCTCTCTTAGTTATTTTAATCTGCTAGAACGTTAAAATATGACCGATTAATTTATTATGTCAACTACTTTTTTTTAGATAAGTATATTTCTATGCCAAGACACGCTTTCATAAGCTTCTTTTTTAGTTTAAATTCAGGGGTTTCTACACCTTTGGCATCTTCAATAATTTCTTCCCAATCACCTTCTGGATTTTGTCTTTTGTATCTAAAGTCGGCTATGTAAGCACAGATCTTTTGACCATTCACCTCCAGATTAAACCTTACTTGCAGCTCTAAATCTTTTACAGTTTTGGCGCGTTCAAGGGATTTTAGGTACAAATATCGTTCTGATTCCCACTTAGAATCAAATTTAATATTATTGATAATAACTTTTTTATTACCATATTTGGGTCTTGACCCAAGCCTTCTGGGATTATATGTTGTTCTTGCTAACATTATTGGGAAGGAACCTCCATGCCAAACCCCGGAAAATATAAATCAGTAGGACTAAACCTTGAAGCTTATGGTAAGCTAGTATTCATAGCAGATCAAGAGGATCGCGCTATAGGGCGTCAATTGTCTCGCATGATAGACCAGGAATACAATAGAGTATCTGCAGCTACAGGGCAGCAAATGACTAGAACTGAGACTGTAAGAACACCAGTCGGTAGCGGTCTAGGTGGCTATGCTGTAATTGAAGACTAAAGAAGATCGGCGCTTCCAAGCCCACCAAGTAAGCTCGAAGCTACTGCTGGGTTTTGCGCCGCTCTTTGTCTTATATTACTTTTTCTTATAGCTTCTTGCCTTATTTGCTCTATAGGACTTAAAGGTGCTGCAGGTGTTGGGGCTTTAGGAGAACCAGAAAAAATATCTTGTTGAAAAAGCTCAGATTGAGGTGGCGTTACAATTGGAACAGGCGTGCTTTGATCTGAAGCTTGATTATAAGCTGCACGAGGCACCCCTTGACGCGCAACTTGACCAGACCCCGCTAAACCAAGACCTGAAACCTTACCTGCTTGTTGTGCAATTTTTTGTAATCCAGACAAGTTTGCAGCATTTTGTTGTGTCATTTGATTTATTGCCTGAGAGGTACTCATACCAGACTTTTTAAATTTTATATATTGTTCTAACTTAGCTGTGTCGTTAAATATTTTTCCTAAGAAACTAAATTTTGCTACTTTACCTGCATTTTTAAGAGGATTACTTGCAAACCCTACCGTAATTCCTGCCGTTGCTATTGCGCCTTCTTTTCCAAAATCCCCAAGACTTTCTAAATCTTTTCCAAGTTCTTTAAGATTTTTTAAATGCTCTTTACTATATATTTTTTCAAGAACTCCTGGTTTGTAACTATCTAAAGCTTTACTTAAACCAGCAGATGCTCCTTTAGTTGAGAAAATATCCTGGTCGACGTATTTAAGGATGTCCTCAGTAATTAAACCCCTTATTTGTTCTAAAGCAACTGGGTCGTTTCTAAAAAAATTTAATGTTCTTGACACTTCTGTCTGTGTCATTTTTGGATTTATTACTAATCTAGCAGCGTCTTCTGGAGTTAAATTTCCATCACTAAGTTTTTTTATTGCAGTATTTTTAAAAGCTTCTTCAAGATTATTTTGAGCCAAACTTAATCTTTGGAGAGAAGAGACTAAATTATCTCCAGGCTGTTGGGATATAATACTTTTTAATGTAGCGTCATCCAATGAATTATCTAATTTAGCGTATCTTAAACCTTTTGATAATTTTTGAACTTGATCCCAATTTTCTTTAAATAAAACTTTTCCTGTTCCTTTTAAAGCTTTTATTTGTTCGTAAAAAGCTTGTCCATTAAATGCTGTTGGATCATCTAAATCTCTACCTGCTTTAGTCATAGCATCATCTAAATATTGACGTGCTAATCCAGATCTGACTTCTTCTGGATTGTCTACAGCTCTCAAAAGATAATTTAATCTTTCAGGAGAATCATTTTTAATTATTTTTCGTGCAAGACCGTCACTAAACAATCCTGGTTCTCTTTGAGCTTTTCTAAAGTTATCAATTATGCGTAAATCTGAAACTCTTTCAAACCTTTCAATCCCAGCTCTATAATTATCCATTGCTTTATTTCTAGCCTTTGCAGCTTTTGCAAAAGTTTTTGGTTTAGGAATGCCCCTGAGAGTAGATATATTTAAACCATCCATTTGATCGTCTATTATAGTTCTAAATACATTTAATTGATCCATAACAGTTCTGCTAGGAGTACCGTTAAAAAACATATCATCATTAATTGACTTTCTTAAAATAGATAAGTTTTCAAAAGAAGCTTTTCCATCAAGGTCATCAAGAGTATTTTTTATTTTTAACACAGTAGGGTCTAATTGATTAGGTGATCCAGCGCGTTCAAGAAGATCATCCATTTTAGCTTTTAAAGTTTTTGTATCAAAAACCTTTAAGTATCCCCCAGTTCTCGTTGCAGGTTGTCCATTAATTAAAATACTAGGTTCTTCTTTTATTATTTTTGACAGAATGTCATCTATAGCTTGAAACTCCTTTCCTGAAACCTCGCTAAAGTTAGAAAACGCAGAATTTATAGATTTTAATGTTGAATCATTTACTTCAAAACCTTCTTTAGATGCTTTTTCTAAAAAATTAATAGCATCATCAATTGAAGTAAGTGCAGATTTCTGTGCTGCACTTTGAGCGCTTTCTAAAGCTTTAAGTTGTGCAACACCTGAAGTTTCTAAGGTTTTACCTAAATCATCTAAACCTGTTTGATTTGCATTGAGAGTTTTTCTTAAATTATCAGCTTCATTAAGGGCAAAGTTTATATTTTTTGTTAATCTAGTTTTATCTTGAGTAATACCCTCTGCTAACTTTTGACCATACGAAAAAGCCCTTCCCGCACCAACAGATTCATAACTTGGCTGTCCTCCTCTTTGTATGATTGAAAGCGCCCTATCAAGACCTTCTTGTTGTAGTTGAGCCGTTGGGGATGTTGCTAATGATTTTCCCTTTCTAACGGCTCCTGTAGCTAACTTTGTACCACCTCTACCAATAGCAAAAACAGTACCACCAACTAAATCTAAACCACCAGCAATTGCCGCTTCCATGGCTACATCTTTAGCAACTTCTTTACCAGTTTGCGTTTGAACCCCAAGTAAATATTCTATTCCCTCTTCAATAGCTTGAAAAGTAGCTGCACCTGTCGCAGAACCTACCGCACTACCACCTATTATTCCGGGAAGACCTCCTGGCACACCTAATATACCACCAACTATTGAACCACCTACGCTACCAACAACCTCTGGAGCAATACCAGCTAAATCAGAAAAATCTTTCATACTAAAGGCATCGTCTTCAATAATTAAATTCTTACCCTTGTACTCTATTCCTCTATCTAATTGACCTTTTTCTGTAAGAGCTAAGTTTCCGCCTTCATCACGAGTAAAACCATCCTCACCAACAAGACTTGTTAGTATAGCCTCTTTGTCTCCTGAAGTTTCTCCAAAAGAAATTAAAGAACGTAACTTTCCGTCTGCACCAGAACTGTAATCAAATTTATCTAAATCACGGCCTCTTCTTTTGTCAACTAAATCTCCTAAACTTTGATTTGAATTTAAAGTTGAAAAAGACAAAGAACCAAGAAGATCAGCAACTTCTGAATCATCAACATCTTGCTCTATTGCTTTAAAGGCTGTGAGTTTTTGACGGTCACTAAAAAGACCTGATTCTATTCCTTGAAAAAGAGTTAATTTAGTTCTATCTTCCATTTTTCTTTATGAGCCTCGATCTTTTTTAAAATTTTCCATATAAAGATTAAGAGCTTCTTGTTCTTTTTCATCTAATGATGCGTTATTATATGCCTGATCACCAATTCTTCTTCCAGTATATTTATTTAATGTACTAAGACCTTGTTGTATATCTCTCCTGCCGCCTACAATAATATCTGAGAATAAACTATCAATTCTTGCTCTTAAAGATCTAATGTCAGTACCTAATTTTAATTGTCCAACGATTCTTTCTACACGTTCACGATCACCGTCTGAAATTGTTTTACCAGATTCTCCAAGAATCCTTGAAGCATTTTTCATTGCTATGTTATCTAGTATTCTAATCATTTTTCCTGATTCTGTTTCGTCATCACTAAACCTAATACCAAGAGCCGACCCAAAACTATCAATTTTATCTAAAGTAAATGTAAAAACGTTTCTATTATCTGCAGCTAACAAGCCTAAATCAATAAATTTTTCTTCAGCTTCACCAAGATCTTTAGCCATTCTGGAAAGTAATCTGTAAGACTCAGCTCCATCTCCGCCCATAATTGTTTTACCATTTGGATTGTTATTTGGGTTAGGGTCAAATACTCTAATTTGAAATGCTTCATCTTTAATACCAGGAATTAAATTAACATTTCTTCCCGCTGTAAGATATAAATTTTTTGCTTCTGGAGTTTTCATCGCTTCTTCTACAATACTTGCCCAACTTGATCCTGGCAAAACATCAAATTTAGAAGAAAATTCAGGATTTTCCATTAATTTAGACAGTTCATATTTATTTAAAGATTGTAGAGAACCTTTATCTAAATTAGCAATTTGACCACTAATACCCTCACCTTTTGGTATAAGATAATAATTTTCACGAGCCATTGCTTTTTCTTTAGCGGCAGTTCGTTTAGCTTCATCTGCGGAACGCATTTCGATAGCATACTTACCAGCTTGTGCAGCGCCAACTTTTGCTTCTTTTTTAGCGGCTTCTAGTTTTGGTAGGGCTTTTTCTCCAGCTTCTCCAACAGAAGATAACATCTTACCTACATTAAATCCTTTACCAGCTTTATTTTGCATTAAAGCTAATCCCATAGCCATTAAAGCTGAACTTTTATCAACCTTACCACTAACATCAATACCAGTAGCTTCCGCAAATTCTTTTTTATAATC